CACGGAGACGGATGAACTCGCCGCACTCAAACAGGGCATGAAGTGGTTGCTCTACGACCGCATCCGCTTTCTCGGCCTCGCTTATATCGAGGGCGGCGCGGTCGACTTTGACGACCGTCGTGTGCTTCGGGAGATGCACCGCGTTTATCACGAGGGACTCGGCGGGAACGGCGACCTCGCGATTATCATGCGGCAGGTGGACGACCTGCCATTAAAGGAGGGCAAGAGGTGAAACTCGACGACAAAACCTACACAGTTTTGAAATGGTTAGCGCTCGTTTGCTTCCCGGCCTGCGGGGTGCTGTATAAGACGGTCTCGGCGATCTGGGGCTTGCCGTATGGCGATGCCGTGTGTGAGACGTTCACAGCGGCCTCGCTGTTCGTCGGCGCTCTGATAGGCGTCAGCACCGCAGAGTACCACCGCACAAAGGGGGTGGAGTGATGGCAGTGTACCCTATCCTCTCCGACTGGGACTACGTCCGCACCAACGCGGTGCGCGTGTACGGAGACCGCGAGCACTGGCGGTACATCTACGGCGGCAACGGTGAACTCCTCGCCAACCGTGACAAGGCGGCGGAGTTCGTGCGGAAGAAGTGGGCGGCGTATCCCGCGCATTTCAAGAAAGCCGTCACCGACACCGGGCACACCATCGACGAGTTGATTGACCATGTGACCGGGTGCAGGGTGGCGGACTGCTCGGGCTTTGTCTGCCTCATCACGCAGGGCATCGACCCCAACAACCCACGCGTCCCGTACGACATGACGAGCGGCGCGTTGTACTCCGTCTGCCACGACATCACCACCCCGCGTCGGGGCGTGTGCGGCGGGATGCTCTGGCGCTCTGGTCACGTAGGCATCGACGTCTCGGGCGGCTACGAAGTAGAGGCAAGCAACGAGTTTGTCGATTTCCGCCTGCTCAAAATAACGAGCACCTCTTTCACCAAATCAGGGCGCTTGCCGTGGGTCGACTACGGCAAAATGATTTGCGCCACAGATCGCTGACGCCCAGACCGCACCCTCTGGGCGTGGTTTCCTCCTGGTCCCCCATCGCTTCGGCGGTGGGGGTTTTTTGCGTGGGAAAACTTTTCAAAAAGATTCCTGAAAGTGCTTGACATAGGTACGCACCTACGGTATAATCATTGACATAGAACAGCACCACCCCTATGAAACCACACAAAACACAAGGAGGCAATCATGAGAGCATGGTGGGGAATCACCTACGAGAAGGACGGAACGCACAGAATGATGACCGCAGTGGTCACCGGGGAAATGCAGGACGGCACCAAGGTCTGGACGGAGTGCGACGGGCAGAAGAAGCTCATCGACATTGACAAGCAGTACACGATGCAGAGGCGCAACAACTGGACCGAGTTTGTGAGACTGTAAGGAGGCAACCATGGCGGCGAAATTGAACTATAGACTGGTCAAGATAGACAGGAACGGCTCCAAGCACTACGAGGGCGAAATGTGGTGCCCCAGGTGCGGCGGGCAGGGGTTCTGGGAAGGATGGAGAGCGACGGGCATGACCTGTTGGAAGTGCGGCGGCACTGGCAAGGTGTTCGGGAAGTGGATTGAGAGAACGCCCGAATACGAGGCCATCCTGGAAGAGCGGCGCAAGGCCAGAGCGGCGAAGGAGGCGGCGAAGGAAGAGGCGGAGCGCATGGCCCAGGACGAGGAGTACCGCAAACAGCGCGAGCTTGCCGAACGGCTCGAACGTGAGGAGCTCGAGCGCCAGGCACGGTTGGAGGCGGCACGGAAGGCCGTTTCCCAGTGGGTCGGTGAGGTTGGCGAGCGCATCGAGATCAAGGGGGAGTTCGACCACACTGCCTGGTACAAGACGCGCGATCCCTTCGGGCAGGAGGTCACGCGGTACGTGCACACGTTCAAGGACAACCAGGGCAACAAGTTCGTCTGGAAAACCGGGTGCGGCGTCAATCTGGAGCACGGCAACATGGTCGAACTCAGGGGGACGGTCAAGGAACACAGCGAGTACGACGGCGAGCGCCAGACGGTCCTGCTCCGAGTCAAGTATCAGCTCCACCAGTAAACCACACAGAGCGGGGGAGGCCGAAAACCTCCCCCAGAAGGAGGCAACATGAAAAAGAAACGCATCACCCTCGCACTGACTGACAAAAATGCTGAGTTCCTGGCTTGGCTTGCCAAGCGTGACGGCATCAGCGAAGCGGACGAGCTCAGCGCCATCTTTTGGATGGAGTTTGACCACGAATACGAGCTCTACAAGGACGAAAAGGAGGACGAGACATGAACAAGGCAAGCGAGCGGCAGGCCAGATACGACGCGGCGCACACCATCCGCGTGTCCCTCAAGCTGAACACCACGACGGACGACGACATCATCGCATGGCTCGGCGCTCAGGACTCCATGCAGGGAGCAATCAAGGCGCTCATCCGGGCGGAGATCAGCAGAAACGGACACGAACGTGGACACGAAGCCACAGAAATGGCGTAAAATTGACATTTCTCTGGGGTTCGAGTCCCCAGTGGCTCACATTTTGAAAACCTAGGTTTTACGCGGAAAACCCGCATAGAACCGAGGTTTTTTGATGTTCATGACTTCATTTTTCGGCGGGAAAATACCGCTTTATTTCGCTTTGTGGCACTATTTTTCGGAGAAAATGGACACGAAAATGGACACGAAATGGTCACGATAAAAGACCGTCGATTTTCTCGTTGATCGCGGATTGTAGCTTGCGCTTCTCATCGTCCAGTGCCTCGCGGTACACCCTGCGCATAATCTCGGCACTGCTCCATCCGCCTCTGGACATCACGAAGGCATCGGGAATCTGCCACGCATGGAGAACGGACGCGCCATAGTGGCGGAGGCTGTGGAAGTGGACACCGTCCAGGCCGCAGTGCCTGGCGGCAGTCTTGAACCTCTGCGACACCACGTTCGGCGCCAGTGGCATGACCCTCTGATCAGGTGCGACAAGGGGCAGTTCCGCCATGATGGAGCGAGGGAGCGCCACGGTCCTGTACCCTGCGGCGGTCTTCGGTTGCTTCACGTAGGCCACGTTTCGGTCGTCTGTAACCATGTTGCGGCGCACCGTGACCGTCCCGGCCTTGTGGTCCACGTCCTGCCCCAGGAGCCCGCATATCTCACCCCTGCGCATGGGGACGAACGCGCCCAGGAGGCAGGCCACGTAAAGGTCGTGGTCCCGGCCCTTGATATACGTAAGTATATCCTGCACCTGCTCCGAGGTGGGCGTGTGGGCGTCTGACTGTCTGGCCTGCGGCAGGCGCACGGAGAAGTGCACCTCCGGGCGTAACGCGCCCACAGACGCCACCAGAAGCGCGTAGGCGTTCTTTGTGCGCTTTGGTGCATGAGTGGTCGAGTATTCACTCACCCACCGCTGAACGGCCTTAGAATCGAGGTTATCGAGGCGCACGGAGTTTATGCTGTCGTATGCGTTCCTGGCGAGCGAGTTGTACCCGCCCAGAGTAGACGGCGACAGCACGGCGGCACGGTCGTCGATGTACGATCTGATCGCGGATGCCACCGTCTCGGCGGTCGGTTCCCTCCTCTGGCCCACAAGGAACTGGTGCGCCATGAACTCGGCCTCGGCCTTTGTAGGCGCGGTAAAGCTCTTCCTGACTCCCTTGACGCACGTGCGCACCCTCCAGGCGCCGCTCGGCAGTTTACGCGCTTTCATGTGCTGATACCTCCACCGCCTGCACGTCGCAGGCGTCAAAGTCGCATCGTTCGATGTGCCGCAGGGCGTGGCGGTAAGCTCTGACTGCCGCCGCGTCGCTTATGCGGTCGTTGATCACGATGGTGTGGGTGCCGTCATCGTTGGGCGTGACGGCCTCCTCGATCTCTGGCGGCAGTGGCATCTTGACCACCACCGCCTCGTGTTCTGCGTCAAACCAGACTGTCATTTACTCTCCCTTTTCCCTCTTTTTCAGTGCCAGGAGCACGTCGTACACGGCCTGCAACGTCTCCGGGCTTGCGTCTTTCGCCGCGCTGAACAGCAGGCGCAAGTCGTGGTCGTCTTTCATCCTCTGGGCAAGCTCAGCCGTGACGGGGTCCTCATAATATTTTTCCTGTGCATTGCCTGTCAGCAGATAATCCACCGAAACGTCGAGATAGTCAGCGACTCTTTGCAGTGTTTTGGCGCTTGGGACATGGGCATCATTTGCGAAGTCGTACAACGTCGCCGCAGGCACTCCAGTCGCTTTTGCTACTTTCCAGACCGACAGGCCGCGCTCCGCAAGCGTGGTTTTGAATCTGTTCATGCCATAACCTCCGAAATGTCGTAAATTTTCTGTTGACAACTCCGACACGTCGGGGTATACTGCCCTAGGACTTACGAAATGTCGTAGGCCTACGGCGCGTCGGTATGTGGCTGTTGGGGAACTCCATTATACCGAAATGTCGGAGTATATTCAACCGCTACATCTAGGGAAAGGAGGCGTGAATGGACACAAGAACCAAGTACACAAAGGCAAGGGACGCCAAGGGCATGAGCGACTACCAGGTCGCCAAGGCGTCAGGAGTCCCGGAGAGCACCCTGTACGACTGGCTCGGGAGGATGACCGAGGCACCAAACGCAGGCATGAGCATCAACAACATGGCGAAGGTTGCGCAGGCACTCGGCGTCACGCTCGATCAGATCGTCGGCGACATGACGTAAGCAGAAAGGAGGAAACCACACACATGATTCAAAACTTAAACGTCGCCCGCCTGCACCTGGACGCGGCACAGGCGGCACTCGACGCACTAGCCGCAGAGCTTGACGAGTGGGACGAGAACAGGAAGGCCTACGAGGACGTGAGCGTCCCGGACGCCATCGACGCAGTCTGCGAGGCAACGCAGGGAGTCGAGGCGGCAACAAGCGCACTGACGGACATTGAAGGATTCATCGAGGAGGCGGAGGCATGACAACGCAGGAAATCATCATCTTTTATCTGGCGCTATTTCTGATCGCGGCGCTTGTCGCCTGTGTCATGCTCTACACCGGGTCCCGGCACTGGTACGAGCTGATGGTCAAGGAGCAGGAAAACCACCTCCGCACCCGCCGTCAGCTCTACACGGCGAGGGAAAACGCATATTGGTGGGAGCAGGCCGCGCGTGAGTACATGGCAAAGGAGGGCGAGGCACATGACAGTGAACGTAAAGCAGGCTGACGCCATTTTCCGCGGCATGGTCGCCAGGCTGTGCTCGGAGTGGCACATACGACGGTCGATTTTCGCGGACGACTGCGGATTCTCTGAGCCGCACCTGCGCCGCATCCTGGACAATCCTGGGTCGGCAAGACTCTCGGACATCAGGGGCATGGCTGACGCATACGACGGCATCACGGACGAGGAACTGGTCGCAATCGTGAGGGGGTGCAGATGAGCAACAAGCAAAGGTTCAACACATGGAGCGAGGACCGGGAGGGCTTCAAGCCGTGGCTTGACAGACTCCGCGAGGAGTACGGCTCAATGGAGAAGGTGGGGCTTGCGCTCGGTATCAACCGCTTCACAGTCTACGATTGGGAGCGGCACCCGGAAGTGATTCAGGTGAAGCGGTTGCGGCAGTATCTGCGGGAAGGCCTCATCACTCCCGAGGAAATCATGCGAATCATTGAACCGAGGGGAGGTTGGTATGTCTGATCGTGACTATCACATGTACGACAGCGTGTACCCGTGGCACGAGCGCCAGTGTTGGCAGTGCGGCTATACACCTGCGTGTTGCTCCTGCAAGTGGCGGGTGCCGTTTGATCTCGGCGACATTCCGAAAAGCAAGGACGCGTACGGTTGGTGCGTGAACCCGGTGCAAAACAAGGGACTCAAGGCAGGGCGGCACCAGGTGACAATAAACCAGGCGGGGTGCTTCCAGTTTGAGTGGATGCACGAAGGCGGACAGATAGAGCTGAATTTTGAGGAGGGCAAGCAATGAGCGAAGGCAGAACGATGACGCAGGGACGTCTGATCATGATGCACCTGTTGCAGTACGGCACCATCACGCCTATGGAGGCATACGAGCGGTACGGGTGCCTCAGACTGGCGGCGCGTATCTCCGATCTGAAAGACGGCGGCAACGACATCTGGACGGAGCGGGTGCCGATTCTTAACGAGTTCGGCAAAGAGGTCGGACACTACGGCAAGTACCATCTGCGGGGAATCGCAAAAGAAAACGGGTGACGGTCGGAGGCAACCGAACCATCACCCAAAAGAAACCACACACGGGGAGTATACCCCAAAGGAGACCATTATGTCAAAGGACAACAACATGACGCTCTGGGAGATCGACCAGAGCATCGCCTATCTGCTCGACAACCTCTGCGATGAGGACGGCGTTGCAGACGAGGAGGCACTGGCGAAGCTCCAGGAGTTGGAGCTCGCACAGCCCGTCAAGCGTGAGGCCTGCGCCCTCTTCATCAAGAACCGCCGCGCTATGGCCTCGGCAGTACGCGCTGAGGAAATGGCGCTCGCGGTACGGCGCCACCGCTACGAGAAGGACGCGGAGCGCGTGGAGCGCATCCTCGCCCAGTCGCTGAACGGCGAGCGGTTCGAGACGCCGAAGGTCTGCGTCAAGTGGCGGAAGTCGCAGGCGGTCGAGATCGCTGACGGCGTGGACATGTTCTGGGGGGACGAACTCGTTGACCGCTTCTGCGTCTTCTCCCACCGCGTCGACAAGCAGGCCGTGGCGGAGGCGCTCAAGCGCGGCGAAGAAGTGCCCGGGGCTCAGCTCGTGGAGCGCAACAACATGATCATCGAGGGGGTGCGGAAATGACCGACGAAGAAATGGCACGGCGCGAGCGGCTCATCAGTAGGTGGGGAATGACCAGACAACAAGCCTACTCAAAGGTGCTAGACATATTCATCCGCGCATGTGCGAATGAGGACGGGATTCTGAAAGAATGTGAGCTTGAGGAATACGAAAGATTCAAGGAGGAAGTAGAGGCGGAGGAACGCAGGGCAAACTCTCTGTATGAAACTGTCTTGAAACTTGAGCGAAAGCTCCACAGCCTGCCGTCTGAGATTGACGCGGCGGCAATCCGTGACCTTACCAAAGAGCGTGAAGAGTTGGAGGCGCAGGTTGAAGAACTCCGAAAGCTGAAGGAGTCTGAAAGCATCGACGACGCGAAAGTCAGAAACTTCATGAACATGATCACGTGGATGCAGGAAAACTTTTCAGAGCAAGAAATCATTTCCTTCTGCAACATGGGGAAAGGCTTCTTCGGCGGATATATTGACCCTCCTACGCAATCCCAGAAAACAGACAAAAGGAGGAAAGGATGACATACGAAGAACTCCAGAAAGCCAACGCCACCATCCGCACCATGGACGTGCGGGGGCGTGATTATGCAGAAGTCAACCAGAGGGTCAAGGCGTTTCGTATGCTCTTCCCTCAGGGATACATCAAGACAGACCTGATCAGCAACGACGGCGAGGTCGGCAAGCGCACGTGCGTCATCCGGGCGGAGGTCGGCATCGGAGACATGGTTCTCGCCACCGGGACGGCCTACGAGAACGAAGGCACAGGGAACATCAACCGCACGTCATACGTGGAAAATTGCGAGACCAGTGCCGTCGGCAGGGCGCTCGGGTTCCTC